TCGAGTTGTGCAGAAATTAATTCAGGAGTAATTATTGGAATATTTAAAGAAGAAATTTGAGCAGTATAACTAACAAAATCTCCATTAGTGATAATTGGAACCAATAAAATAATTGAACTCAATCTTTGTTCATCTGTAATAGTAACTCCAAAATTAATATAATTTCCTGATCCATTAACTAAATAAATCCCTGGATATAAATTTCCCATTGCTAACGAATCAGCAATAGGATCAGTTACTAATGATGCTACTCCAATAAAAGGTATCTCAATATTATCTGTAGATCCTCCTTCTAAATATAAATATATTAAAGAATTAGTTATTGTTTTAATTAATAAAGCAAAATCATCTTGTAAATAATATCTTGGTGAACTATTAAATCTCATCATTAACTCTGATAAATAATTTAATAATTCAGAGAGAGTTTCTATTTTAGGTAGATCTGCTGGATTATCTGGAAATACACTTCCATTTCCAGGTGTAATAACTGGGATATTATCAATCGTTTCATAGATTGGTAAGATATCATTATTACATGGAGAGTTTGTATTTAAAGATATTTCAGTTGGTATGAGATTATCAAATACTGGAATATCTACATCTGTTAATAGTATATTACTTTGTATCATTTTATATAAATTTAGTCTTCTGTAGGTATAGTATCATGAGTAACTACATTAGGATCATCATAAACTCTTTGTCATGTATACAATGTTTGTGGGAGATCAACATTCTTATAGAATTGATTTGCAATAATAACATCTTCTATTATTTCAGTATTATTATCAATAATTCTTTTTCTAATTTTCTGTAGTTTTAATTGATCTTGTTGATTCACATTATACCAATCACCCCAAGAATATACTTTGTCACATATAATTAATAACATTATATCTTGAGCTGTTTTGAAATCATCTTTAGCTAAGTACTGTAGATTATACAAATACTTAGATATAGATGATACTATTGAATTTTTAATCTCTTCCATTACATCCACAGTTAGATAAATATCTTGAATAGTTATCTCGATTATATAAGCATGATGCAAATGATTGTTTAATTATATTATAAAACATTTCAGCATCATCAAATCTTTCTAATTTCATAGATTCTAAATGTGCATATAAGAACATATAATCTCTAATTAATGTTTGATAATCCTCTTGTTTTATGCAATCTGCATCTAAATTTAATATATGATCTTTTAAAATTGAATATACTTTATTTATATCAGATGCTACACCTATAACATCTGGAATAGTAGGAATTGGTAAGGTTGGAGATTCTGGATTTGGTTCAACTCACTCTGCTCCAAATTGTACATAATAAATAGTTGATGCAGAATTTCCAAATTGATCTGGAGTTAATGATAACCCACTTAGAGCAGTAGTTGATATTCTCATTACTTCTTTAGTAGATGTTCTTTGTAGTATATTAGAACAATCTCTCCAGAGATCATCATTAGAATCTATAGGTTTCATATCATATTTCTTAATAAATAACTTATTAAATAAATAATTTATTGGACATTCTACACTAAATTCTAAATATTTACTATCTGGAGATATTCTTAATAAGTTAATTTCTATCATATTATTCTTTTGTTAATTTTGCAGCTAATCCTAATGCTCCACAGGCTGTTAAGACATAACCACAAATTGTAAATATAATTGGCTGTACTCCAAGACTTTGTAAATTAAATGCTGAATTTGCAGTTAATATTCCTGCAGCAGAACCACCTACAGTCATAGATATCTTTAATACTTTCTGCCAAAAAATAGGCATACTAGCAATCCATCTACCTTTAATTTCATTTATATGTTTATTCATATTATTATTTCTCCTTTACTTTATCATTTTTATGATTTGCATCTAATAGTTGTAAACCTTCAAGTTGAACTCTTTTCTTTTCCCACTCTAGTTTCTCTTCATTATAACTACTTTGGTCTTTAGCTTTGAACCACTCAATTTGTTTTTCAAATTCTAATTTATCCTTTTCAAGTTGCTGTTTAGCTTCATTAAGTTTTTGAACTTGTTGTTGTAACTTTTGTGCTTCTTGTGTAGTTTCTTTTAACTGTTTATTTAATTCTTCAGTTTCCTGTTTAAGTTTACCAAGTTGATCATTTTCTTTCTTCTTCTTATCCAAAGAAATCTTAACATCTTCTTTCATTCTTGTTAAACCTTTTGATGTAATAATTTCAATTAATGTTTCTGGATCAACTAAATTTCCTTTAGTTAATTCCATTCCTAATTGTTTTATTGTCTCTTGTTCTTTAATTATTTCAGAACTATCTGTTATATGTAAATCAAAATCAGTAACTGTATAATATTTAGGAAGTGCAGTAAATACTTTATTTAATCTATCACCAAGAATTAATGTACCAGAAATTCCTTTTCTATAAACTATTTTAGTTAGATTTAAAATGTCTAAAAGAATTTCTCTAGTCATTAAATCCATTACTTGATAATATTGTTTAGTTATATAACTTGATTGCCTTACACCAACTTGTACATTTGTTACTGCATCTTTTTGTTCTATTCCACCAAGTTTTTCTTTAAAAACTCCAGTAATCATAGAACATTGCTCTTCATTTCTTTCAATTGCTAAATCAATAGCTTGTATAGCCTGTAATTTAATGGTATCATCATAACCACCAAATGTAGTATTCATTTGAGCTCTATCCATTCCTTCTTGAGAAGAATCAAATAATGCTAAACCTTGTTTCTTATATGCTTTGAATTTTATTAATCTCTCGACTTCCGTAGGTCCTAAAAACTTAGGTAAGTGAGCAATGTCAATCCAATCACCAGTTGTACCACTCTCTGCAATGATATTATCACGATAGAAATATAATATATCGGATTTGTCTTGGAGGTTAGCTGTTCTAAGTACTAATGAGTAAGGATCACCATTTCTATCAGAATAAAATATACCATTTACTAATAATGTACAAGCTTTTTTATCATCAATACTTCTAATTATATTCTTATCTTTACCAGTTGGAATATAAATATTAGTACCTATTCTTGTACCACAATAACGATTACAAATGTATTCTCCGTTCTCTTTATCAGTTCTTAACCATTCTACTTCATAAACAGGAAATACTCTAAAATATTTAGATGTATCTCTTTCAAATGGTAAAAGAGGAGTTATTTCAAATCCTCCAAGTACTCCATCAGATGTTGTATTCCCTGTAATAGAATCATAACTTCGTAAATAAGTTGTAGCTGAACCATCAACAGAATAATCTTGTAAATTATCTAATTCTTCTAAATCTTCTTTGGTTAAATATTCCCCATATCTAACAAGAATTTGATCTTTAGTAAGATAATCTCTAATAACCGATCTTGCTGAATCTTTTAAATAAACTGACTCTGGATTTCTATCAATAAAAGTATTAACAGGATTAAGAACTCTTAATGTTATATTTGAATTATCTGCTGATGGAATAACTTTATAATAGCAAGTTCCACTAACTAATAAATCAGTTAACATTATTTTTCTTTGATTAGCAAAGTCAACTGATCTTGATTGCATCGATCATTCAATAATATTCTGACCAGCTATTTCATAGTCTGAAATATAATTTCTTTCAACGGCTTCTTGAATACCTTGTAAATGTTGTGCTACTTCTGAAATATTATTTCTATATTTACCTTCTAATGAAGATGATAATGTATCTTTTAGATGTTTATTTAATTCCTGAACTAACTCTGAATGAACTTTTGATTCTTTATCCTTATTAATATTAGATATAGTTTCTTTATCTTTACAAGATATTTTAGGAAGGACTGGAGTTGATAAATATTCACCTAATAAAACATCAATATGTTTCCTAACTAAAGGTACAAATTCAATTGATGTTGGAGTTCCAATTCCATAATTTTCTTCTAAATGTCTAAATTGTTCAGGATCTCTTTTACAATGATAATAATTGTATGCTTTAATAATTTGAGTTTTTTCATAAACTAATTCATTAATAGCTATATCAATCTTTTCAATTATTTCATTCTCACTACTCTTCCCTGCTGTCTTCATGTCTTTTTACTTTATAGATGTCTAATCTCATATAGTTTCTTACTTTTAATTCGTTATATATATAATTTAAAAAGTCATCATCAGAGGAACATTCTAAAGAAATAGTAGTAGGAAGCATATAACTTGGTAAACCCATTACTAATGTGTAATATCCATTTTTTTCATTTACTATTAGTAAGCCAACATAGTCGGCTCTATATCAATTCCTGATGAATTCATGAATCGTTTGCTCTAGGTCTAGTCTTTGCATATCTATCCTCGTCTGTTAATGGAATTGCTCCATAATGTTTATATCCGTTACTATCTTTATATCATCCAATATCTTGGAACTTCTTTCCTTCTTTTTCTCGTGCTTCTGGTTTCTTTACTGATAACTCTTCATCTCCGAGCTCACACATACCCATCGAGGCTATAATATCAAAGTCTTTCTTATGTTCATCAGAATAATTAAGAAGTTGATCTACCATCTCTTTAAATGCAATCGTATGGGAATAATCTAAACAAAAATCATAGATTAATTCTCTATAGTGTTCAATTACTTTTACTGTTGCAGGAGTACCATACATCTGAGAATTACCTTTAGTAACATTTGGCATAGTAGATCTAGGACGTCTCATCAATAAATCTATATAATTATTATCTCTAAAGTATGTTACTATTGCTGTTCTTGTAGACTCTAACACTGCTTGACAACCATAATAAGTTAATAACTTAGCTGTATTATCATATGCTTCTCTAGGATCCCTAGGACGATCTTTATACATTGCAACATATATAGGATCAGATTGACCAAATACTCTTTTCTTTATTACAACACAAAAATCAGATAATTGTTTTTCAGCATAAGAGCCTTTTACTGATGAGGAATCTAATGAACCAATATCAATAGAGTCAATACCACCAACATATAAATTCTTATAGTCAGTACCTTGCTCTGAAATCATTGGGTGTTCAATAATTAATATCTTACCAGTTTGAGAATCTTCTCTTCACTTAACTCCACCAATCTTTTCTTCACCGTCTTTTTTCCAAGCTAAATGTCCACAATGTGGAACTGGTGTAGATTTATAAATTTCAATTTGTGCAGATTGCTCTGCTAATTCTTCTCTTGGGAATATATTACTACCTTGTAATAATAATGCTTCTTCAATTGTAAAACAAAATTCTGCTTTATATAATAAAAATAATTTAGGATCTGCTGCTTTTATCTTTCTAATAGCATCATAATATGCAGTTGCTTTCTCTCTATTACACCAACCACGTTTATCAACTAAGTTAACTGTATCATCAGTAACAACTCTATATGCTGGTATAAACATTGCAGATAAAATATATTTACCTGTTGGTGTGTAGTTATGTCTATGTGGTAAAATATTATAAGCTTCTGGTTTATTAACCATATCTCTTAATCCAGCTACTGCCTCTCCCTTTGATCCTCCCGTACCCCAAGCAATTCGAGTTCCAATTCTCTTACCACCCATTACAGTGACTAAAGCTTCTCCTTGTGTGTATTTCTTTTGGAAATCATTATCTGCACCTGCCTCCTCATACAAAAGTCTTTCGACACGGTCACCTCTTATCTTGTCAGCAGTGTCTGCAATAACACATTCAATCTCAGACATATGTCCGAATTCTTCACCTTTTTTATCTTTCTTAGAAGCCCTTTTAAAAGTATTAGTATTAATAACCATTCTTACTCTTTTAAATGCTGTTTCAGTTTCAGTATTTAAAAAGTTTAATTGAGCTCATATTTTTGTAATCAATGGCTTAAGATGCCTATCAGAAGGTGCAGAAGCCATAACTCTATAATTAGAAATCATAGTATAAGGCCTAGCACATAAACAAGCACCCATTTCAGAGTAACCAAGTCCACGAGCTTTTAATAATCCTGAATCTTTTCTTAATAGTTCACATAATTCCACATAATGAAAATATTCATATTGGAATACATAAAATGTTGGAAAAGAAACACTACGACCACCACCAGCTTTCTTAGTAGTATTATCACTTTTTAATCTATAAAAGTTTAATCAGAAATAATTATCAGCTGTTAAAGTATATCCATTGACTGTAAATCCATCAGTGCATCTTCTTTTCTGCTCCTCCCAATATAATCTTTGTGACCTACTTCCTGGAGTAAGATTACTATATTTACCAGTTGTTAGTTTACTAATAGCTGCCTCTCTAAACCAATCAGGATCAAAGTTTAATCCCTGAGTATCATTTATAGGACGATATTTTGATAAAAAATATGACTTTCCAGTATCAAAGTATTCTATTGGATCATTTGGTCCGAAATCTCACGTGATGCCTTGTATTACTTCCATAGTCTATTAATCAAACATTCCTTCTTCTACATCACCCCTTAATCCAGAAGAGACATCTAAATCTTTTTTAACTTGATTAGCAAGTTCTTTTAATGTAACCAAAACATCTTTACAATTTTTTAAATCACTCATTAAATCTTTACTTTTAAAAATAGGAACACCTGTGTCCTCATTTCTTTCCATAAGATTAATAGTTTTTAAATGATGTATTAATTCTTGTGTAGCATCTTGTGCTGCTTTCAATAATTGTAAAGATAAATTTGATTCTTGAATTTCATCATATTTTCTACAAGCTTCTCTAAATAAAGAATTATCAAATTCTTCCTTTGTTAATCCTGAATCTAGCATTGCTTCTTTATGTCTATCTTGTTCTAAAATAGAAAAATAAGGACTTTTCCAATCAAAAAATAAGTATATATACTTAAACTCTTTAAATGCTAAAGTCTTTTGCTTTCCTGTTTTATCTAACTTAGTTATATTTCTTTTTAAATCGAGTAGAGCATTGAATTCTTTTGTTAATAGTAATCCTACATCATCAATCTCTATTATATCATTTACCTTATCATATTGAAAAAAATCCATATATTATTTTCTTTTTGCTTTTAATCTAGCTTTCTTAATTCTACTATGTAGCATAGAATCTTTTTCAGCAGGAGTAATTACAGGATTTGCTCTATCATCTCGTTTTTTATCATTAGCTTGCATTGCTTCTTTAGTTAAAGATATTTTATGAAGTGGACCTCCATGTTTCTTTTTAGCTGGAGCAGTATATTTCTTTAATACTTGTCTAGGATTTAATTTATCATCAGATTCAGGAACTCCTTTTTTAGTAATAGAATCTAATCTATTAAGTTCTGTAGATTTTAAACCTTCTAATTTCTTATTATAAGTATTATCAAAATTAGTTTTAGAATAAGGTTTTTTAGGATTATACTTATTTATAGTAGCTCCTACTTGTGCTTTTTTAATTCTACCACCTTTTTTAAACTCAGAGATTATTTCTCCAATTTTATAATCATTGATTATATTATCTAAACTACCACCCATTTGTTTTTTCTTAATTATATGTTTAACATTTTTACATCCACAAGCACATTTAGTAGATATTTTACCACCCTCTTCTTTAGTTGTAATTAATTCACAACCACAAGAACATTTAGCAGTTTTTGTAGCTTTTAATTTCTTTAGTTTTGCTCCTTTAGCAGCAAATTGTAAATCAGAATCTTGTGATTGTTGTTGAGAATCAGTATATTGTTTATCTAATTGATCCCAATCTTCATCACCTAATTGTCCAGCAGCTTCTGTAATTTTGTCTATATCATCTTGATTATCTTTGATCAAATTAGACCATTCATCAGTTGATACATTACCATACTTATCTGGATCCATTTGCAGAGAATACATGTAAGCAAAGTATGGGAAGAGTTCTTGTTTTCTTTCGTCAGTCATTTTTTATTATTTATTATAGCTTAATCAAATCCTTTGTATTGTAGACACTCTCTACAGCTTCACCTGTAGTTGTAAACCATCTACATAGGATTCCTTGGAAGTAGTCACTTTTACTATCATTAGTTCTTATTGTTCTAGTCACTTTCCTAATAACATACATAGTTGGTTTATTTGGAATATCTTGCCGTAATGTAACTACATCACCTGGTAAGAAGAACTGTTTCATATCATTAATCATATTTTATCTTTATTAGAATGTATATCTTATATACATTAATTATTAATTCATTTTAAATCTTTCTTTTAAACCTTCATTTAATACACAAAGTACTTGAGGTTCAGTTGTTAATTGATATCCTAATGATAGAAATGGAATTGGAAATGCTGTATTAGGAAGATAATAAATATCATCATCTACTTTTAAATGTTTACAATCTGGACCAATTTCAATTATTTTAGCACAAGATACAAATTCTTTTTGTTTATCTTGTTCACCTGAATCAGGATTCTTAAATTCACCATTATAATCAATTATAATACTTCCTTGAAGTATTTTCTTATAAGGATTACGTGGATATGGTAATATAATTATCTTGTTTCCAATTGGAATCATTTCTAACTTTGCTAATTTCTTATCAAGTTCTTCTTGTTTTTCTCTTTCAAGTTGTAACAATAATTCTCTTGCTTCATTAGATTCTTTTTCTAATCTTGCTTGTTCAAATTCTTTTTCTAAAGGATTTGTTGGTAGGATTAATTTTGTGTAATTATCCTTATTATTTCCACCCATGTAGAATTTACCACCATTTTTTTCTGCTTCACTCATTTACATTTTCATTTATTCATTTAACATTATCATCTATTAAGAGGACAAGTTGCCTCTTTTACTCTTGCTTTACTACGAAGCACACATCCACATCCGTTTTTAAATCCTGGAAGACTTCTCCTTGAAGTTTCAGCAGTTTTAGTATTTACATATAATGTAGGATTACACATCTCTCCAAATATACTATCTATTTTATACAAAGGACAATCCTTACATATCGTAATTCTTTTTGAATATAAATCTCCTTCTTTATCTAAAAGATTATTAAAGAATCCTGTAGCAATCTGATTTATACTAATCATATCTTATTTAAATAACAAAATTCCTAAAAGTAATCCTAATACTCCACCACCTCCAAAGAAGTATGGAATAGCTTTATTTTTCTTTTCGGCTTTAATTCTTTGTATTTCTTGCGTAGTTCCCCAATCATTTAAATACTTAGATTCTTTCTTCTCTAAAGATATAATAGTATCTTTATTAGATATTTGAGTTTTTAAATTAGTAATTAAAGAATCCTTTAAACTAGATTTCTGTTTTTCAACTTGATATAATTCATTATTCATTTCTAATCCTGTTACATATAATCTTAAATTAGTAAATTCTTGCTTTGTAAAATTATATGTAATAATAGTATCCTGATTATTTTTTGAGATGATCCAATTTGGATAAGACTGACTCCATCCAAATACAGTGGTCATCAGCAGAAGCATCACTAATATTTTTAATTTCTTCATTATAGTTTACAGTTATTTGATTTTGTCTATCATTTAAAGAATCAACTTGTGATTCTAATACATTCTGATTATACATTAATAGTCTATTAACACTATCTTTAGTAATTATTTGTTTTTCATATCCTTTAATTATAATATTCTTTTCACTTTCATATTTAGTTTTATTAGTATCAATGACACTTAATAAACACACTAAAGATAAACTTATAATAGTGAATACCACTATATGGAATACTACTTTAAAAGATAATTTTTTTCTTAGAGTTGTTAAATTCATCATTTTCAATTTGTTTTTTATGGTATGCTAACATTCGTTCTACATCACTTTTTAGATATTTGCATTCATAGTTTGTGCAACCACCATCATGATCATAATGTATTAGTATTAATCCTTTTATATTAAATGCTGGATTGATTTTTTGAATCATCCAAGCATATGTAGAGAGTTGTAAACTGTAATGCATAAAGTTACAATCATCTATATTATTCAAAGGGTATTTAAGTTTCTGTGACTTCCTTGCTTTAGAGTCATAGTAAGATTTTTGATCTATAGTCTTCCCAGTTTTGTAATCTAGAATATAGACATCATTTCCATCTATAATAACTAGATCTGCTTGTCCTGCAATTCTTAATTTACCATCCTCTGAAATCCGAGATAAAAGTAATTCAGGATATACTCTTTGTTTTCCTATTTCTATATTATTTGAAGTATCAGTAGTAAAGTTCTTTTCTAATCCTAAATGTTTAAGTTCTTCTGTATTGCCAGCTAAATGTTGCATTTCATGTTCTTTATGAATTGCTGTTCCTCTTATACAAGATGTTTCTCTTTTCTCAAACCAATCAGATAATATCAAATCTACTTCATTATCAAACTGTTCTTTAGTAATACTAAATTGTTCTAATAAATCATAGTTAAATGATTTTTTATCCAAAAGAATTTGTTTAATTTCTGATGCGGGACCTCTCTTTTCTTTAGATTCTCCTTTAACTTTCTGTTTTCCAATTACTGGACCATCAAAGAAATCCTCTCCTAATAATTTCTGAAGTGCTTTATATTTACTCCAAAATCCTTCATCAAATGTGCTATATTGGTGTATAATTTGAGTGGTACTAACACATAATTGCTTAGTTGATTTTAACCAATATTTGTGGAGACGATCATTATATTTTACCTGTAAATCTTCTTTATCTACTTCTAATTTATCATAGTTAATCTCATTAACATTCACATTACTCATTTCATTAAATTTTATTTAATAGTATCTTCTAGTTCTTCAAAATTTAATAAAGAACTAATCATCTGTGCAGATTCTGCAACCCAAGGTAATACATCTTTTCTTTCAAATGTTTTATCACCAACGGTTGTAATAACTATAAATCCTAAAGTAACATCTACCCCATATATAGAATAAAATAACATTGATTTTGCATCATTTGGTTTCATATATGCATAAATCATAGGATAAGTATCTTTAATTTCTTCAATATCTTCTACATAAAAATATCCATTATCTTCTAATCCACTTATAAATTTAGCAAATAAAGAAATATTAATTCTTTGATATATTTGAGCTATACTTGATGTTCCAATACTTAAAGATTCAGTTGTTGCATTTAAAAATAAGAAAGGTAATCCTGCTAAATTTGATGTCCCATTAGAAAACTCAAATAGTAAAGCTCGGTCAGATTTAGTATCTACAACTAAGTTAGATAATAAATTTAATATCTTTGGAGATATATTTTTCCTTTTAAGATTTCCTTTACGATGTGCTTCATTACTTTCTATTAGTTTTCCTTCAATATATTTTCTAATTACATCAGGAAATGTCTTAATAATAAAATACAATCCAAATAAGATTATTATTATTAATAGGAATAATACAGCAAATGTAACTCCATAATTGGTTACTAATTGTGAGAGGAATTTGAATAATTCTGTCATTTGTTATGTAATATTTTTATTTTCGTATCTACATTATTAATGATACAAAGGTATGAATAAATTTTCTAATAAAAATAATAATCTATTAATATTCTAAATAATAAAAATAGATACTATTTTAATCATCATTTTTTAAATATAAAAAGGAGACAACAAAAATGTCATCTCCTAATATTTTATATGTTATTTTCTCGAAGGATAGATAATATTTTTGGGATAAGTGGATTACGAACACAATCTTCATCTACAAATTCTATAGTTCCTATTTCTGGAACATCTTTAAATAATTCTAATACTTTATTTAAACAAGATTCATTCTTATTTTTTCTATCAACTTGTTCAACATCACCTAGAAATATATACTTTGAATTCTCTCCAATTCTAGTCATCATAGTCTTGAATGCATGTAATGTAAGATTTTGTGTCTCGTCTATTATTACAATGGAGTTATCAATTGATATACCTCGTATAAATGCTAAAGGTAATACTTGAACTAAATTCTTTTCCATAAGAGACTTTGCAGCATTTTCTCCACAAAGTTTATCAATATTCCAAGTAAAAGACATCATAAATGGCTCCATCTTTTCATTTTGTGAACCTTTAAGAAAGCCAATTTCTTCTTGAGGAAGAGTTGTAACTGATTTAACTATAATAATTCTTTTGTATTGTTCACCAAGTAATGATAATGCTACAGCTAAACTGACATATGTTTTCCCACTACCTGCAATACCTTTTGCTATAATTATCTCTTTATCTTGAATTAGATCAACTAATTCTTGTTGTTTACTTGTCCTTGGACTAAATTCATTTACTAATAGTGATTGTTTCTCTGGTACTCTTGGTTTTCTCTTGTTGTCTCTTCCCATAATTTATATTTACATTTTAAGTAATTTTAACTCTTTAGAGTTAAGTATTAAAAAATCCCACCGTTTTAAAAGTGGGATTTTGGTGTACTAAGCTAATATGAGTATTATTGTTGCCAGAGTTGCTAATTAGAACTCCCTATTTATCATATGCTTTTGTACTAATATTTTAATTATCATTTAGTTTAAACACTCTACACCACGTGAAGGTAAATAATCTTTGTAGAGCCATGCGCGTCATGGGTCGAACATGAATAGCCCTCCTTTGGAGAGAGGGCCCCTTGTTTTGAAGACAAGTTCCGTTTGCCGTACGGAGAAGCACGCATATTTTTCCTAGATTTTAAAGATCTAGAACTTATTAATCTTCATAAATAGCACCATTAGGATACCTTTGATACTTTAATAAATGATCATCTATCTCTTCAAGTATCTCATTTAATTCTACACTATTATAAGGTCCAATAAAGTATTTACCAGATTCTTTATCAGGATCATTAAATACTTCTACATATTCATCATCCCATTTTACAGACCAATCCCCTTTAACCCAAATATTTTCATCTATAGGTTTGTAATTATGTTGTAATAATACCTCAATCATATCTTCTATTATTAATTGTTAATATATTTCCTTATCTAATTTCTAATACAAAGATAATGAAAAGATTTTAATAATTTTCTATAAAGTATAAAGTATTTACTAGAACAGTCATAGAATTCATTTATACGTAAAATCTTATATATTTAAAAGTTAAAATATAAAATAATATAACAGAGTAATAATTATTGCCTTTAATTAACTAGTTTGTAATTTATATATTTTTTATCAAAAGTTATTATTAACTTTGTACTTTAAACTAAATAGATAAATTAGTTATTCACAATCTAATCTTACAACTATGTTAAAAGCAAAGGGTGGAAGCAAAGTAGAACCTGTTATGCCAAAAGCACCTAAGGCTCCAAAAGCTCCTAAGAAAAAGTAACTAACAATGCGAATATTTACAAAGTATTCGCATTTTTTAAATCATAAATAATGACTATATTCAATAATAGAAATAAAGCATATAAGAAGGATATTAAAGGAATGTTAGAAGTATTAAATAAACTTCGTTTAAATAATGGTTTCTATAAAGCATCCACTGGAAGTGAGTATCACTATACCTGGTTAAGGGATAATTTTTATTGTTCAATTCCTGAACTCTGAAATAATCCCAAAAAATATATACAAACATACCGCACATGGATAGATTACTATAAAGTAGTAGAAAGAAAATATAATAAATTTTCGGCTTTAATTGCTAAAGGTAAAATAGATCATGCTTATGAATTTCCTAATGTAAGAATTAATTTAGATTTAACTGAAACTATTGCAGGTTGAAATCATGTTCAAATTGATACAATAGGTTATTTTTTATTTGGAATAGGAACTGGTGAAGATGCTAATTTAGAAGTAATTCGTGATGAAATAGATTTAGATATAGTTAATAAAGCTATTCAAATGCTTGATGCTATTCAATATTATAAAGTTTCTGAATGTGGAGCTTGAGAAGAAAATAATGAAAATCCCAGAGCAAGCTCAATTGGTAGTATTGTAGCTGGATTAAAACTATTAAAAAAAGTTGAAGATAGACTTCATATAGGATTAGAAATTCCTGAACATTTAATAACTAAAGGTGAAGAAGTATTAAATAATATTCTCCCAAAAGAAACTCCAACTAGAGATTATGACCTTACTCAGTTATTTCTAATTTACCCATTTAATATAGTAACTAAAGAAATGGAGGATATTATTATTAATAATATTAATACATATCTTTTAAAAGAAAATGGAGTTATAAGATATTTAGGTGATAAATATTATAATATAAATGGAGAAGCTGA